TTTGTTTCTACAATCATAAAATATTTACTGGTACTGAAATCAGTGCCAAACATCTCTACTGGCATATCTGTGAATGTGACTATATCACCAGTTTCTAGTTGGCATCCTTTTGCTGGATTGACTACATCACACTGTACTAATACTTTTATATCACCAATAATGTTGTTATAATAGGAATACCAATCTGCATTGCAATCTGATGCTGCGGAAGTTGGTAAATCTCCAACATGCATATCTAAGTTCTGTTGCTTTATGCCTTCTTTATCACCTAGGTTATATTTAGCTCTAGAGACTATATTGGTTGCAGTCACTGATTGATAATATCTACTACTTTCTGCTGGATGTAACCTGTTAGATAATTCCATTTTAGTAATTACTTCACTTAATCCAGTAGTGCTGACATTTATATTATTTAAATCAGATTGTGTTAAATTTAATGTAGCTGATAATTCACTAGATTGCTTTACGTGAATATATTTTAATACACCATTAGAATCCATTTTATAACAAAAACCAAATTCGTATGCTAGCTGATCTAATTTATCTTTTAATGGAGCTGGTTCTAATTGCCAGTAACGTATTTTCCAATTATCAATATCTGCATCATTTGCTGTATTCCTTGTTCTATCTGTGTTTAATGAATCATAATTCACTGGAGTTGTGCTAGGTATACCGCCAAATCTCATCAACAAGTCTCTATGTGCATCATGTCCATGTTTAATTGATCCGTTATCCCAAGATGCAGGTAATCCTGCACCACCACTATATAAATATCTCATGTTTGACAATCTAGTAACATCTTCTTGGTCACTATCATGTATATCAATTACTGCTTTTAATTTTATTCCATATATTTTTAAAGTATGTGCAGAAAATAAATTAAGACCAGGACCTGATCTAGATAACGAAGTGAATTGTATTTGAAATTCAGTTGGAGCATCTGTATTGGTAATATCATAAACATCTTCATTGCCGTTTCCAGATGTTTGTATGATAGCCGTATCTTCATCATATATATTATTATCATTTAATGTGCTGCCATGTTTAAATATATCTACATCATATGCTTGGTAACCAGCTACAGATGTATTTGAATCATCACGTTCTGCCTTAACTTGCACTCTAATGCCATGTATTTGACTATCAGTAAAATTTTTAGTAAAGGATTTGCTTTGTATATAAGCAATATCTCCAATACTATTTATATCTGCACTAGCAAATGTAGTAAGATCATAATCACCATCTTTATTTCTAATAAATGCATTTTCCATATTACTAATCATAGATACGCTCCATTGATTTTCACCAACAAATGGTATAATTAATCCATGTGCAAAATATGAAATAGGTGTTTTTAATACATTTACATTAGATTCACTAACAGTAGCTTCTTGAACTGTTAAAACACTAACTTGTTGCGTTGCCACAAGAAAATAATCATCTAAATGAAAATGAATATAATTTTTATCACCACTAGAATAAGATTGAGGCATTAAAACATCAAATGTTCCATCATGTGTCGTTGAACCAGATGTAGCACTACCTTGAGAAACATTTAATATTGGTACTGGAAATACCTTACCATAAACAGCTTGTATTGGAGTAGTGGTTATATCAACAAAATCATATTCCCCATAAACAGTTGGTTCATATATTCCTTTTATACTGTGTTTGGTTTGTGGAAAAGATATTTTATCCCAAGGACGATGTGAATTAATTTGTAATGATAATGTTTGATTTTGATCAATTTTTACATCAACTAATCTACCTGTAAAAATACGTTGACAGTTAGTTAAAGAATCTGATCCATTAAACTGTGCATATACACGCACAACTTTATTTAAATAATTATTTGTACCATTGAAGATGCTTTTATATAAATCAATACCATCAAAAACTACATTAGCGACATTTAAAGAAATATTACTTGTAGTAGATTGACCAGCAGTTATGTCAATAGAATCACGTACACTCACATTTTTATTTAATACTGCACCAGGATAAAAATTATTATCTACTGTCGCATCGCTATTAGCAATTCCAAAACTATGAATAAATTCATCAAAACCACCAACTGACCATGTAGCATCTGTAATAGTACCACTATTAGAATTACTACTACTATCCAACACTGTTGATCCAGTACCTTCATCTAGTTTCCAGTATCCCACTAAGTTCGATGCAGTGCTGTCAATAGTTCTGTTATAGTAGTGTGCAATTTGATTATCTGATCGTGCGGTAGACCACACACGAGCATGTGCAATTCTATTACTAAATTCATTATTTTGTTCAAAATTAGCACCAATGGTCACCTCTCCTGAAGTACCAGCAGTTGGAGAATTAGATACATTAGTTGTGACAGTACCAATTTTAACGCCATCAACATAAAATCTCATCTCATCACTACTATCATCTCGTAATACAGCTACATGATGCCAGTTATTTACAGTAATAGCACTAGTCGTAACAGTATTAGATACAGTTGATCCATTTCCATATTGATACTTACATCTAAGACCATTATTACTTAAAGCAATTTGCCAATTTGTATTCTTAGCTGCGGTTGATCCATCTTGACTTCGCTCTAGTATAATTTGCGTACCACTACTCGCGCTATAAGAATCTGTTTTAATCCATGCTTCTAATGTAAAACTAACATACCGATCCAACACATTACCAAAGGATACATAGTCATCCGTACCATCAAACTCTAAACAAGTATCATTATCAGCACTAAATTGGAATAACCAATTTTCATTGACGTTGGATTCTGATGGCGCATTACTTAATGCCATACTATGCTAATCCTTGATTACTAACTTTCTGTATTTCTGGAATTAAATTATCTCTTACAAACTCATCGTTACCAATCATGTTCCCTGAGATATTGATAGTAACTCCACCTGCGTTGCCAGTTCTATTCATGTTGGCTAGGTTCTGCACTCCAATATTTTGTACTGCGGATCTTTTCATTATAAACTCACCTGCCTGTGCTAAAATAGGTACATCGTCTTCACCTTGGACTTGACCACCATTTGCAAAGCGTTGGATTCCGTTATTCTTAATTAAACCACCAGTATGACCTACAAACATAGATCCAGCAGTTAAAAATGCGCCTGGTATTTGACCACCTGGAGTCATCATTAAAACACTTCCAAGAGTTGCAAGTAAAGTAGACATTTTTTGTTCAGTTGTGGCTGATTCATCTGTTAATGTTTTCATTGCGCCAGCAGCTAATATAATACCTCTAGCAAGAGAATCAGAATTATCTGCACTTGCTTTCATATTTTCTACTAAATTTCCACCAGCTTCTTCATTAAGAGCTTCGAGTGCTTCTTTAGCTGCCTGATTGCGATCTGTTCTATCTTGTTCCATTGCAGCTAGAGCAATAAAATTATCATTCTGTCTTTTTATTCTTGCTTTCTCTTGCTCTGATAATGCTTTTTCTGCTTTAGTTCTTTCGTTAATACGAGCAGTAACTATCTCTATTTGTTTTATAGTTTCTTCTGTTTTAATACTTAAAAATCCCATATTTTTAATTCGTTCTTGTTCTACTAAATTTACACCATCCATTGCTGCTTCTTGTGCCAGTAAAGCTGCCAATTGATTTTGGTAACTTTCCGTAATACTCTTATGCTTTTTAATACTATCTAGTACACTCTGATTCATCCCATCAACAGCAGTAGTAGTATTTAATAATCCTTGTTTATATTTTTCTAGTTCATTTTTAGCATTATTAGATGCATTAGCATTATCGTCAATACTTTCAGATAAATCATCAAATAAATCAGCGCGTTTAACAAAAAAATCAATAGTAAGAATTGCTGCAAGAGCAATAATTGCTTTTGAAAATTTACCAGTCATAAAGGAAGCAGTTGCCATCATTGCATTTAAACGCATCGTTGCAATTCGTGCTTTATTTAACCCAACAATAAACTGACCAAACTTAAAAGTAGCGACAAGAAAACTAAAAGTAACTAACGTAGTTGTAAATTCTTTTAATCTTTTAATATCTAATGAACGAAAAAAATCTTCAGTACCATTTACTAATGCTTTTAAATCTCCACTTACCAATGAACCAATAGTAGCAGCAAATGTTGTTATTGCATCTTTCATATTTGTAAATGCACCTGTGAAAGTTTCAGATAATCGATCTGCGCTACCTGAAATTCTTCCATCTGGATCAGTCATAGCATCAATCAATGCTTTTCTAAATTCAGGTAAAGTTAATTTTGTAAGGTCTTTTATTCCTTGAGAATCTTTAATTAACTGTAGTATGCCTCTCTCACGCAAGATGTCCGCAGCACCTGCACCTCCAGCAAAAGCACGACCAAGCGCACTGGCAGCTTCCGTTGCAGTAGTACCCATAAATGCTGCTAAGTCAGAAGTAGCTTGTAATGTTAGCTCTGCATTAAGACCGAATGCTTCCAACTGCGCACCAGCATTCACAACATCTTGTAATGCAAATGGAGTAGTTTTTGCTATTTCATTAAAAGCTAAAAATGCTTTTTCTGCTTGATCTACTCCGCCAGTTAATCCTACTAATCTTGCTCTCACATCTTCAAATCCAGAGGCAGCTTGCACAAACTTATTCATAACCGCTACAGCACCACCTAAAGCAAAGCTATACACTAAGATTTTATTTCTTAAGCTACCAAGATTGGCAATCAGACCTCTTGTCTGACCTCGCATATTCTCTGCTGCTCTGTTGTAATCTTTGGTATTCTTCTCTAAATCTCTTACACTTCTTGTCGCACGTGTAAATCCTTTCGTGCGTACTTCAATAATAAACTTTTTTTCAGCCATTTTTCTTCTTCATATCTTCAGATTGTAATGCATTAAATTCTTCATCTATAGCTGAAAAGATGACTAAGCGATGATAATCTGCATTATCTATCGTTGTAGCTAGTGGTAAGTTAAATCTCTTCATAGACATATACTCCTCAAGCGCAAATACAGTCTCAGGTGTTAGAAAGTATGTAGAGTCAGCACAGAATACCAATGAGTAATATAACGCAGCACCAAGCGTAAATTTTCCATCACTATCTTGTTCTACGATACGACCAATCTCTTCCCATAGTTCATCTTCTGTGTAGGTGATGTTTTTCTTGAGCGTAGGAGACTGCGCAGTGTATGGAAAAGCTAAGTTGCGTGTGGGTTGGTTCTTATAACTCATCCACACAGCAACTCGGTGCATGATTACTTTTTTTTGTTTGGTTCTTTGTATGCGTTATAAATAGCCATTAAGACACTATCGATTGCATTATCATCTAGTTTACCTAATTGCTTTTCTGGATTGGTAAATGAATGATTTAATATCCAATCTAGTACAGTAAAGAATTTAGATGTGTCTATCTCGCCTTCTTTTGTAATAGCACCTACTTCTAGTTTATGCAGTTCTCTGCGTGACTTAAAACTAATGTCAGGTACATCAAATGTACCATGGTCTGTTTTTACTTTCATGTTTCATCCTACGATGAAAACGGCGTGTATTAATTTGCGATCGTGATTGAAATTATTGTATTGGTTTCTTGATCAGCACCTTTAGCAGCAAACGCTCTAAATGGAATCGTTTGCAATAAAAAGTCACTAACTTCTGGTTTAGAATTATCTATCATTATTTTGGGACAAGAGATATTTAGATTAGCTGAAGTGCTATCTACAAGAGCAAGTGGAATACCTGCGCTATCTCCTTTGATATGATCAGCTATGTCATTTATAGCATCATCTCTTTTAGCAGTAATTGATCCAGTCACTTCATATGGTCCTGTTTGCACATATCCATTTGGATCAAAACTTGCACTTGTTGGCTGAAAGTGAACTCTAGCCAATGGTCTTGTAATACTGATTTCAAAGTTATTTAATGTAAGCGCAACACCATCAATTGTAGATGTTCCTAAATCAAAAATATTTCTTGGACTTCCTTCGTCTACAGTAGGTGAAGTTGGATTTAAATTTTCTTCAGATGGTTGATACGCTGTAACAAATGTAGTTTCTACTACCATTTCACCACCATTAGTTCCTACGTCTTGACGTAAAACCATAGAAGTAGCAAAACATCCTTTCATTACTACATCATTATTTGTAGCCTTATCCGAGCCAGCATTTGCAAACACGATAGTAAACTGGCTTGCGTTTGCAATTCCATGAGTCATATCTCCTGTATTATCGCTCGGATCTAATACTGCTGCGCTTGAAGGAGTACCAAATAAAGAAAGGCAACTTTGTAATACTGCTGTTGTTGTACCTCTCATAGTAAGAGTTACTTCATACATTTGTGTATCTGGTCTATGATGTCCTTGTGATTCTACTTGTCCATAAATACCACTGCGCGATGGTGCAACATCAATTGGTGCGCTTGCATGTTCAATGTTGTAATCAATTACCTGCAATTTATGCCAAGTATCGCCTTCTGCATGTGCTGTGCCAACAGCTTTTGCAGAACTTGCTGCTGTGCCAAGAATTACTTGAACATCACTTCTTGATTGAAAATTTGTTGCCATTACTTACCTTCCTTTAATTGCTTTTTTGATTCTGCGCTTTGTAAATGCTTTATTAATGATTTAGGCGGTTCAGTAATTTCGATACTGCGACCATCCGTAAGTTTTCTATGCTTTGCTGGATCAGAGAATGCTATAAAATTCTCATCATCTTTCAAGTCAAAATATGATTTCTTTGCTTTGTAAATCATCCTATTATCTCCATTGCTGATACTACAGCAGTCATATTAGCGCGTAATAAATCTGGATTCTCATCATCACGCTCATATATAGTGTTGTCGATGACAGCATTGTAAAATTGCCTTGTACCTGACACACTATAGTTTCTGTTATTGTAAATAAGTCTTTTCATACGCTCCGCTACTAACGATACCTGCCTAAAACTTTCCTTTGTATAATTACCTGCAAAATCCACTTGGTAACTGATAAGGATTGTATAATCTCGCACCATTCCTGTATTAATTTGCTCGTTAAGATCATCTGACAAAGGCTGTAATAAAAAACTTTGATTAGATTGATGTTCATCATAAAAAATCTGAATCCCAAATTCATCAGCAATGATACTATGTAAATTATCAATGACTCGTTCATAGATAACATTGTTAAATGATATAGCCATTATCTATAAATCTGTCCACTGCGCACAGTTCCTATTTGAATTTCATCGGATTGAAATGTTACGCTCCACTCATCATTTAAGGTATAAACACCTGCTTGAAAGCGAATAGAAGCACCATATGCAAGTGATTGATAGTCACCATTCATTACTTCTGCATCTACAGATTTATGTCTTCTTAGTCCTGTGTCATCTTTTGTAAATACATCGTATTTTACAGTGCTTGCAGTACCAGGTGTAAATGTACCTGCGGTACTAATTACTACTCGTACTTCATCATAATCTGTGCTAGGCGGACCATACATCTTTACATCTTCAATGTAGCCAGTGCTACTACCATTTACACTAATCTCACGAATAACACCAGATTCTGAACGAAAACTCGTTTCATTCCACATAACGTAATCACGTTGCTTTAGCTTTGTGAGCATACCTTCATCACCTAATACCTGCTCTTGAAGTTCTGCTGCTTTCTCTGGATCTTGGCTACGCACTAAATCTGCGCAGGCTAATAGTGCATTGCATCGTATTATAATAAAGTCATATGGTCGATCTGATGCGCCTTGATAGTTACTATTACCGCGCTTATAGATAGGTCTATTTAAATAACTGCGCATATGATCCGCTTGCTCTTTTACCACACGATTTTTTAAATCTTCCCAATCTTGTCCTGCTTCAAATACACTAGAATTAAATGCACTAGCAGAGCTAGATGCTAAAAATACGTCCACGTAATCTGCGGATTCGTTATATTTAAATTCGTTATCGGCATCTGGTGTGTCATTAACTTTCGTTAACTCTAAACCATCTTTGTATAAATTTTCTATGTATCCAGTATTATGTAATCTATAAAGATTTGTAGATGGATTTGTCCAATTTGACATTAGTACACGTTTACGATCATAGCGATCTATATCACTAACTATTGCTTGTAAATCGGTTGTTATATTACAGAATGCTGTTAAGTAACTCATGCTTGTGCTATCTCATTAGTTATGCTACTAGTAGGTAAAATGGTGACATTGGGTATATCAGTGCAAATAATCAATGCAATCATTGCTCCTAGAATCATATCCATATCCATTCGTGGATCTTCTAATTGCCTCGTTAACTCTTGTAACTCGTGCATTGTATCAATTAATATATCTATTTTTTCTGTTTCATCCATATTTCTGTACTATCTCGCAAAACTTCTCTGGAGTACCTTTACCTTTTGAGGTGTTATAGTACACTTTCCATTGCGTTGCTTGATCTTCCAATGTTCTTGGTAGTTTTTTTGGTATTCTACGTAGGTGTAATCTACAAAAAACTATTTGTGCTGCAAGATTCGTAGTTAAAATATATTCCCAATCCTTTTCAACTGGCGAAGTAAAATGTGACCAATCTAAATAACATGCCTTTGCAACTTTCTTCATTAAATCTTCTCTATACTGAAGATAGTTATTTATTATATCTACCGCTACCCAAGGTTCACATTGATAGACACCACGTGCAGGTCCTTTAATTTGCTCAATATAAATATACTTTGACTCCACTAATCCAATATTATAAATAAACTCTGCTGCTTCAGGAGAATATAAATCTATCTTCTGTAAGACACGCTTAATGAGTTTTTTTATTTGATCTGGATTGATCATTTGCGCTTCATACCTTTCTTCATCTTCTTCTTTTTAACTTTTACTTTCTTTGATTTCTTTTTCTTTCCATAGTGATACGGCATTATCTTGCTCTCCTTACTTTTTTGGCAGTTCTTTTAGAATAACTAGCTTTCTGTTTACCTTGTTTACTAGCAGCTCTTTTTAGCCTATTCTCATATGCCTTTTGTGATTTTGTTAAATTCTTACGTACACTAGCAGGTAAATATCTACCTCGCTTTCTGCGTGGTTTCTTTTCATCACCTTTTGTGACGTAACCCCAATCTTGCTTACTCCATTTTTTTAAACTTTTTTGTGATTTCTTGAGTGCCATTATTTGTAACCACCACCTGCTTTCTTATAGGCTCTCGCTAGCATCTGTGCTTTTCTTGCACTCCATTGACCTGCTCTACCACCTTTATTGCCTGCTTTAATACGATAAAAGATCCGTTTGCGCAGTGATGGTTTGGTGTAATTACCTGCTTTATTTACAGATGATTTCTTTCTCATTTACCTACCTTTCTCATTGCACTAGTATGAGATTGACCGAAAGTAGCACCTTTGCGCATTGCTGTGACCATAGACCGCAAATGTTTTGCAGTGTGATGCCTGGCATGTCTACGCATTGCAGCCACCTGTCGTTTACTTAATCCTGTAACACTAACGCCTTTTACTTTCATTACCATTTTACCTTGTTTGCCCAGAATTTTGCTGAAAACTTATTAGTTGTTCTACCATGCCTTGCATAGTATGCTCTTCTTCTAGCCTGTTGCGATTTACTCTTTGGATTCTTACCTGCGCCACGCACACCTTGCTGTCCAAATCTAATCACTTTATATTTACCACCACTAGATGCCATCACTACATGTGATTTTGTTTTGTGACCTGGTGTACGCTTTGGTTTGTTCACTCCACGTAGACCTAGTCTACGCATAGTGGATTTTACTCGTGCAGGTACTGCCATTACTTGCCTTTAATTAAACCGATAGTAATAGACTGAATTACTTCTACTAACTCTTTAAACATCTTACCTTCTTTCTCTTCTTTCACAAAAGGTATGTTGATTTTATCGTTTAGTAGTTGTGCTAACTTATCTGAAAAAGCATTCGATCCTATATGACCAATTGCTTCATTTTGCATCTTATCTGCTTGTTCTTCCGCTAGTTTTACTAGCATTGCTTTTATATCCATTATATGAACCTCATTATTATATTTACCATTATAGGAAATGTTACTAATGCAACACCACCCCAAGTCTGTATTTTAGCGATAGCAATATCGTGCCGATCTACTTTGCCATTTAACTGGCTTAAATGTTTTTCAATTCTACTTAAAGAAGAATAAATGTTTTTTAATCTCTCATCATGTCGTGTTAATACTCGAATTAAATCTTGATCATCCATGTCTTCCATTCCCATTCATACGGCTCATAATACCATCCATTCTTGATAACTGTTTTTCTAAATCGCTAATAGCTTCCATCGTTTGCTCATATCTTCTATCGCGTACAGCATCAGAGTCATTCCATCTATTAATTAGCTTTATAATCATTCCTTCCATGTTGTTGATACTTTCGGACTGACCTTTATTCTCCACTTCTAAATTTTTTAATGAATCTGCTTGAGCTTCTAATTTTTTAGATAAATTCATTACTAAATAGACAAGTAGTAATCCGCAAATTCCTATCATGCCCGCCTCAGAATATAATGCCATCATATCCATTTATTTCTTTCTCTTTTTCCAACTCATTGGATTTAAATTGATTTTTAATTCTTTCTCATAAAACATAATTTTTTCTTCTAGTTCTTGTCGTTTTATTTCTTCTTCCATTGTATGCTTTGCCAGTAAATCTTTAATTGTTGTCTCCGCACTAATAAGTTCAGTTTCAAGCCTAGCAATCCTATTTTCCATACGCACACCATAATAGCTAATACCAGCAACAAAACATAATATTTGAAATAACCACTTAATATTAAGAT